TTTGTATTTTCACAGGGATCTGCACTTTTTGATATACAAAAAGAGAGTGATATTTGTTTTAGCTGGCCCACGAGCGGTTATAGAAAAACATGGAAAGTGAAGAGCCAAAGATAACAATATATCCAATCACGCTGAGCAGGTTTAGTCGTTTTGCTCCATCCATTCATTTAAAAGCCTGCAATAGCGGTCGGTATCTTCAACGAAGCATACATGACGGCAGTCATCAAAAAGTTCCCAGCGTGAATTCGGGATACTGTCATACATGGTCTTTGCAACCAGTGGAGTGCACAGATCGTTGGTTCCGTTGATGATAAGTGCCGGTTCTTTGATATTTTTCAGTTTGTCACGGTACTCATAGTTGCTGAGATTTCCGATTGGCGTGTATTCATTTGGTCCCCACGCGGTGATATAAGAGTCTGTTCCAATTTTTTTTGGACGGCGCAGGCATTCAGGATCGGTGTCTTTTGGTACGCCGGCGGCATGAAGAAGCATAAAGCGTTCATTGGCTGCGAGATATGCCGGATCGTCAAAATTGCCGGTTGCTTCAGCTTTGGCAATGGCGTCCTGATCTTCCTGGGACATGAATTTGATCATCCGGTGTTGTTCATGGGCCCACAATTTGGAAGATGGGTGGGTGCTGGAAAGAATAACGGATTTGATCCCTTCTGGTTTGTGATCGCATAAGTATTCGATTGAGAGCATTCCGCCCCAGGATTGTCCGAGAAGATGAAGTTCATTAAGTCCGAGATATTTTCTGAGTTCGATCAGTTCATTCATCCATGTTTTAGAACACCAGAGTTCTGAATGTCCTTCTACATAAGAATTACCGCAGCCGAGCTGGTCGTAGGAAATAATTGCACGACCTTCATCAGCAAGTCGGTCAAGTACTTCAAAGTAGTTATGTGTAGAACCAGGTCCTCCGTGAAGCAGAATGAGTGGTTTTTTATTGCCGGAGCATTCGCCTGCAATACGGTAGTAGGTTTTGTATCCAAGATAAGGCATGTAGCCTTCTGTAATTTTCATATTTAATCCCTCCTATCAGTATACTGAGTCTCTTCATTATAACATTAGAATGAAGTAAGGGAAAGAAAAAGTGGAAAAATAAAAAAATAAAAAAAACAAAAAAATTGTTGACAAACAGTTGAATGATGAATATAATAATAAGAGTCACGCGGGTGTAGTTCAATGGTAGAACACCAGCCTTCCAAGCTGGATACGTGGGTTCGATTCCCATCACCCGCTTTTGTTATGTTTTAAATCAGGAGCCCGGTCGCCAAAGTGGTGACCGGGCTCCTGATTTATAGAGAAAAATTTAGTCATTTTTGACTGGTACATTAAAATGTCGGCTCGATTATAAGGGTGAACGAAATGTTTACC